TTTTGTAATAAATGGGTTTTCCGTATTATTCCTTTTTTTTAAATATCACGATGATTGTATAGCAAAATGACTTTAGAATTGAAAAAATTTGATATGAGATGGATTACCTTTAAACCCGATGAGAATAAAGGCCCGGTTATTGTAATGATTGGTCGAAGAGATACAGGTAAGTCGTTTTTAGTAAGAGATTTATTATATCATCATCAAGACATTCCTATTGGAACTGTTATATCCGGCACTGAAGCCGGTAATGGATTTTATGCGAAACATGTTCCCAAATTATTTATTCATGAGGAATATAGTTCCATCCTTATTGAGAATGTATTAAGGCGTCAAAAAACTGTTTTGAAACAAATGAATAAAGACATCGAGACCTATCGAAAGACGACCATAGATCCAAGAACCTTTGTTATTTTGGATGATTGTCTATATGATCAGACTTGGACACGAGACAAAATGATGCGTCTTTTATTTATGAATGGTCGTCATTGGAAAGTAATGCTTATTATTACAATGCAATATCCTTTAGGCATACCTCCTAATTTAAGAACCAATATCGATTATGTTTTTATTTTACGTGAACCCTATATGACGAATCGCAAACGTATTTGGGAAAATTATGCCTCCATGTTTCCTACATTAGAGTCATTCTCATCGGTCATGGACCAAACCACCGAAAATTATGAATGTTTGGTCATTAATAACAATTCAAAGTCGAATAAATTATATGATCAGATTTTTTGGTATAAAGCTGAAACCCGTCCTGATTTTAGATTGGGTTCTAAAGAATTTTGGGATATTTCGAAGAATATGGGTTCTGATGACGAAGATGAAGCATATGATCCATCCAAATCTAGAAAACGTAATACCGGTCAACAGATTAATGTGAAGAAAACGACTACCAAGTGGTAATTAAGGGGGCGAAGCCCCCTTATGAACCCTCCTGTATAATATTCACCCCTCCTCTATTATGGTCTCTCTCTATAAAGAGAAATCATAAAATTATCAAAACATACACCATATATTTATTTATTCATACTTAATCAACTTTGTTCGCCTCATCCTCGAATTCACTCGTGATATTAGCCGCAGGAGAACGAACACTATTCGCACGTTCCAACAAATCAGCCTCGTGTTTTTCTCTTCCCTCTTCATCCGCAACATCACGGTCCTCGAAGTTCACCGTCTCCTTCACACCAACCAATTCACCCTCTTCATTAAGAGTTTGCGTCAATACATTACCGGACTTCTCCGCCTTCTCAATATTATCTTCAATCGCCTTTTTCTTCGTATCCTTCACACGCTTCTCGAATTCGTCCTTTGCCTTTGCCTCGTTCTTAATCTTCTCTTGATGAAGCTTATTTAGTTCCTCCTCCATGAACTCTATACGCCCAGTTTTATACGCATTAGGATCCCAAGGCAACCAAACTCCCACAGGTGCTACGAAAATATCGTGATTAGGATCCTTATCACGCAACTTCTTGCAGTGCTTTTCGGCCTCTTCTTGTGTCGAGAAATTTCCGCGAGTTTTAACACCTCTTACAGATGTTTGAAATCCGTGCTCTCTCGAGAACTTTTCATTTAGACGTTCTTCATTATTATCCAAAAAATTCTGGAAATCATCAGTGGCACAACCTTGACGGAGGGTATCTTGTTCCTCCTTACAAAAGTCGTTATAATCGGCCATGAGTGTCTCGACATTTAGAGTATATTTATAAGAAATGAAATTGATAAAGTCACCGAATTTACCCATCGATTTTGTGAAATCCCATTGTTGAACAAATTGGTCAAATAAATACAACTCACGTTTCTCTAGAATCTTTTCAGGAGAGATAAACGACATAGTCGTGAAACGTTGTCCGGCGATTGCCTGGTCCTCGTCCAATACATCGATGTATTTGGGATTTGCGTCACCATTTGGTAGATTTTTACGGTCAAAGGTGGATTCTCTGGATTCACTCATTTAGCAAATAATATGATTAGTATTCTTTTAAACGTTTAAGTAATTTTCATATTAATCTATTATTATCAAGATTATTATTTTCCAGTGATATATTATATTTAGAAAATGGACGGTATGTTTGATTTTAGCGAACTTGTAAAGCGTGCTCTTAAATACTTGATTGAGGGTTTGATGGTTGCGATCGCCGCATACGCCATCCCCAAGCAGTCTCTTAAACTCGAGGAGGTTGTTATTATCGCACTCACTGCCGCCGCTACCTTTAGCGTGCTTGATGTGTTTGTGCCCACAATGGCTTCTTCTGCCCGTGGTGGTGCTGGTTTCGGTATCGGTGCTAACCTGGTTGGTTTCCCCGGTGGACTTTAAATTGTAACACAATCATCAAACAATAAATAATAAAAAACATAGTTAGTCATGTTCATAACTACGTTTTTTTTGTAATATTCAATTTTATTTTATTTTATTTTTATTTTTATTTTTCTATAGGCTCACCGTATCGAGTAATTATCTCTCTAATACTCGAGAATGTGTATTCTGTATCGTCAGCGAAATTAAACTTGTGTATCATGCTACCTGCGTGACCATCGGTTTGTCTGAAAAGATCATCATAATCTAATTCATATCCAGTAATTAGAGTATCCACAATAGACTCGTCGTCTTTTACTTGTCTCAACGTTTTACCTACCAAATGTTTAAAATCACACATTGAATACCACGACATATTATATTTCTGTTATTTTGTTAATATATTTATTAACAAAAAACATATCAATTTTACAAAGGGGGTTCTTTATTCATCCTTTTTCTCATCTTCTTTGGTTTCGACTTTTTCTTCGACTTTTTCTTCGACTTTTTCTTCGACTTTTTCTTGTTCGATTTCTATATTTTCTGCTTCATTGGAATTCGTTTCTAATAAATTTTCAGGTTCATACCCCATCTTAACGAGAGTTTTAGATGATTCTTGGGCCCTATATGCGTTATACTGACTTTCAATATCATCATCCGTCATTCGGTCATCATCATAGTTTCGATTTTCAAGAAACCTAGGCGAATTCATTATATCCGCTTCTAAATTTGGGAAATTATATAACTGCAGGCTTTTACTACCTCCTATATATGTATCCGTATTATTATCCGCATCATATACGCAACAACATATGTATTGTAATATAGACCGTTGCTCGTTTAACACAATCTTTGATTCGTTTCCTCTCGCATCGATTTCTAGAGGCGTATTTGTTCTTGATGTATCTACAAATTGCTCGGGAATAGTTGTTAATAAATCGATCTTTAATTTACGTTTTAAAAGGTTCGATGCCTCGCATAATTTACTATACACACTATATTTCTTGTTTAAATAGTCTTTCCCATCCTCTCCTCTATTTTCGGGATGTAAGCGCAATGTTTTATACAGGTCAATCGCCAATGAATAAAATTCTTTTGACTGCTTGAGTTCCAGTTCCATACTCGTTTGAATTCCCATATAGAGTTCAATTGAACCAAGTATACCCATAGCCATTCCTATAAAACACGTAATTCCACTTATAATTGGTTGTTCTAATANGGGTTGTAAACCGACTGAAGCAGTAGCATTAATAGAAGCCAGTATAATGATAGGTAGACGAAAATATTTACCATAAGATTTAAAATGGTAGTATCGACGTCTGTGATATTCGCTTAAATTCACACAATTTATACGCATTTTCTCACAAAGAGATTCCACTTCGTTTGTCCACTTATGAAGCATTATGTAATCCTGTTATATAAAATATAACATTATTTTGTTATACAATACTATACGCATTATGTTATTAAACGATAAATGTATACTAATAACAAAACAGTAATACATCCGAGACCCATGTTTAATGCTATACGCCATCCAAAGTCTAGATATCCCGCCAACATATCAGAGAATGTATGACCAATTAAGGCTCCATATAGAGCACCCGCTGTTCCTAGGTTTGACCCTATAATTTTGTCTAAATGGATGCCTATTATTGCTGAAATTGCTACAATGGCGTTGTCTATAAAACCGAACTTAAATCCCTTCATTTCTTCTCCACCCATATTGCTTTAATATATATAGAGAGAAGTATTTAGTGGATGTCGAGGCAAATTTTATCATCAAGTATTCTATACTATGAAATATAATTATAATTATAAAACAGTGTTTATTCTATCTATTTTGATATTTCTATATACGCGTCCAAGATATAATCCATATCTACCCACACTCCCTTTTTATGAAAATAGTGAAGTACAAGAGGTTGTGAAACAGGTGAAAATGCGTAACAGTGAAGATGTCCAATTTTTTGAATTAACGAATCCCAGTGTAATCTATGCGTATTTACCTTATGTAGATGAGACGGAGAGTGAACTTCGAGACATAATAACACGACCGTTTATTATGTTTATTATTCTATTTTTAAAATATTTGATTAATCGTCCAAGACCGTATCAAATTATACCTTCGATTAACCATTTAGATTCAGATACGGGTTATACACCATCAATGCCCTCTGGACATGCGTTCCAGGCATACTATCTGTCGCATATTTTATCTAGACAATATCCAGATAAAAAACAATTGTTTGATAAATTAGCAGAAAAATGCGACAATGTCCGTGTGAAAGCCGGTATTCATTACCCGAGTGATGGTAAGTTGTCGAAAAACATTGTGGATTTTATGATTAGACTTAACATTATATAGGTTTTGTAAATGCCCCATAATACCTATATAATTGTCCAAGATATATGGCGTCGTCCATATAATATACATAAACGCATTAGTATTAGTCTTTAGGAACCATTTTTCGATATTCCTGAATACCTCCACTATATTCATTCACATTTACAAAACCCTTTTTCATAAGTTCTTTCATAGTCAATTCCGAGGCATTACATTTCTTATGCGCGCAATACGTGACGATGGGTATAAAGTCCAGAAATCCCGCCCCCTATAATCACATAGTCAAATATCATTTTCGATTTATATAAGAATGATATTTTATTAAGAATTGTTTCTCGGATTTTCGGTGCTAATTGCCCACATTTTTTTGATTTTGTCCTGACTTTCACGTAATGAGAGGTTTGGTATTTCTGACTGGACAATGGGTAATTGCTCATTGAAAAAATCACGATAGAGTTCATTTGTGTGTGGTAAATCGTCATCAAAAAGATTATTGTTTTCTATAATGGGAGATACGTCATTTTTTTCTATATTCTTGGACATTTCACGACGAATATCTTTGAATTTCTCTCCATCTTCTTGTACCACCTTTTGTTTTATTGGATCAAGCTTAATCATTCCTCTGCTCGCACGCATCTCGGGAATTTCTAGTTTTAAAGGCTTATCACGATTTCCTCTACGGGATATTGGTCTCGCATTTAATGGACTTTCTCTTACTTGAATGATGGGTTTTTTTTCGATTTTCGAAGGTGGACTATTATTAGGGTCTGACCATTTATGGATTTCGCGATTTGAACTATATTGTTCACGTAACTGACGGTCAATCTCTAATAATTCACGATCTTTTTCCAAGGCTTTCAACAAATCTTTTTTCAGGGGCATTTATATTACTCTCATAAAAAAACGCAGGTAATTGAAATGTAAGTTTCATAGGAATTCTATATTTTNTTCGGTTTTCTCAACCATTCAAAACTCATGAACCAGATTAGGGTTTTGGCTAATTTTTTCAAACAGGTCATATGTGTATTATCTATTATTATCGCGTGTATATAGGGTTGGTGTTCTGGACTGTAATAACACGTCCTACAAAACTGTATTTTATTACGATATACTGTATCTCTAACACACATCATGCGTTTACAAAGTGCGCATAAGTTTATGGCGTTCATTGTGAGACAAACCTGGCAAGAAGTAGACATAGGTTGAACCTTGTTTTGTGTGGTTATCGAAATAGCCGATCTACGTTCTGAATCGACTTTTACATCATGTTCTTGAAGTAGACGTGCGTTTTCCATATCTAATTTCTCCTCGATCAACTCTCTCTCGATCATCTCATTGCGCAATTTCGCCTCATTTTCTCTCTGATTTTTTTTGATATTTGCCTCTTTTCGTAATCGTTTTTTCCGTTTAACCATATCACGGATATTTGTAGACATAGCCCTCTCTATTCCTCGTTGTTCACGGGTTTTCACAATTCTTACAACAGCACCATCTACGTCGTCCATTGTCTCTCTATAATTCATCTCATTTTTCACCATAGTTTCCATTTTCGTATATAACATTAGACATAAATAGAAAAAAACATTCAATTTTACATACAAATATTTACAGTTCAAATGCTATTTTGACCCTTTTTCGTTTTATAACCACGGTTTTTGGAGGTTTTAAAGCGAGTTCCAATGTATTGTTTCGAAAGAGACGTTGATAATCGAGGCATCTACGATTATAATCGATCGATTGTTCCGCCAGTCGCGATTTTTCGATAGCGGTTGTTTTTAAAGCACCATTGGTATTGCGCGTTTCATAAAAGAATGATATTAATCCTAAAATAATGGTTCGAATTCCCCACGCAGGGTTCCAACTTTCGGGGTGCCAGTCTGAAAAGCTCATACAAATGCTTTTACCGTCGGCTCTTAACCGTCCGTTCGGTGTATTCATAAGTATTTTTGGCGGTGCGAATGGATATAGGTCAGGCAATATAATGCTACCCATATACAATCCACCACGATAGTCGGTATCTTCCGCACCTTTAAATATAAAACGCCATTGCGAAATGTCGTCTTCGAAAGGCATTGCTATACAGTCAGGAAGAGGATCTTGGGCTAAAGCACGCATTTCTTTTTGTAATCGTTTCAAATTCATGATTTTGTAGTTTTGCTAAATATCTAGCGTATTGAAAAAAGTATATCAATTTTACACGAAAAAAATGGATAGACTATATATCTTGGACTAATTCGGGATAGAGTTGATTATATGTTATATATTTGACCTCTTCAATAGAGAGAGGGTCGTATACCAAGACAACATTTTGGAAAAACAGATATTGAAAACAAACGACACAACCCCCGAAAAATACGTAATGTACGACATTGTAACACATTTTCCGGTTTTTATCTGGTTTCACATCGGTGATTGTTTCTAAATGTAGTTCATGTTTTGACGTGACGTGAGGTTCATTCATATCAACCAATTCGATTGATTCTTCATCCGTTTGGCTCGAAGCACGCAGTCGAACATATGATTTTTTTATCAATATAAAATGATTAATAATGATTATAAACGCAAGGGATGATGCGGTAATAATTCCCCAATATCGTATGGTATCTATAAACAGTTGATGATTTTTTTCTTCACGTTCATCTATCGCATCATCACGATCGCTCCTTAATTCATCGAATGCGATATCCGTTTGGTTAAATATGGAATACCGATCATCGTCTAATATATTTAAATCCGGAATACTGCTAATCGGTTCATTGGATAATTGTTTGACTTTATCCTCAAATATGAATGTCTCCATAGGACCAATATAATAGAAAAAAAAACATATTTCTAATATAGCAATTCCCGATATATGAAATAACATAGAATACATTGTGTTTTAAACAATATCGAGATAAAATTATACAGTCGGGAAAAAAACCCAATCTAAATCGCCGCATACTTTTTTCCAAATCATATCTTGTTCTAATTGTTTTTCACGGTCTTTCATCATAGGGATATAAGGCAAATACTGTGTCTGGTCGAGTAAGGTACATAGTTGATAGAGTGTATATGTATAATTGAAAAAATTGGTTCGATTGGCTGGACAATGAACAGCCCAAGGTTTCTGTATTTCGATAAAAAGGACACATAATGTCTCATGTAATTCCTCATTCATAATAGGAGGTTTAACACCGAATATCGAATTAATGTATTGAATATGTTCGAAATATTTGTTGAGTCCAAGTTTTCGTAGAATCTCTCGCATTTTGTCGTAATTTATTTGTTTCATATCGGTAATACGTTCTTTTTTTATACGAGCCCGTATTTGGTCAATGACTTCGTCTGGAATTTGCGTGGTCTCTTTTGCCTGAAATTGCGATAATATTTCTTTGAAATGATTGAGACGTATATAGGCGGTATAAGAAACTTCATTGGGTGGATCTTTGTTATTGGGTTTTGAACTATCGACAATATATGTGATGAATTGCCCACATTTATGATTATTACAAATCATAATTCCTTCTTCATCTTGAGGAACCATCTCGCCTTTTTCACAAAGACCACACGTATCGCACGATAAAATGTAATCTTGTGGATTTGTGAATTCATTATTCACATTTCTCCAGTATTCTTGATACATTTTCTTGGATTGTGTATATTTGTCTGGATTCACATTATCTGTTTTGGTGGATTTTACTTTGAAAAAGGTGTTTAAAACCTTGATGTTTTGCGCGGGTTCTCCTGATGAGATTTGTTTTTTTGATTCAAAATAATCAAAGATAAATGTAGAATTGTCCAAGAGATATTGTTTTTTCTCCTTTTCTAAATGTCGAATTTCTTGTTTTTTTTCTCGAATTTCGTCTTTATAATCTAGTATTTGGTCGATTTGACTTTTATTCATTGATTTTATATTGGACCGTAATTCTTCTATTTCTGATTTTAAACGCGGTATATGTTCGCTTATATTGCTATTAAATTTATCTAACATCTCTTGATGTTTCTCATCTAATGAAGTCATTTGCTTCATTTGAGCATTTTTAGCGGATTTGCTCATTTTATATTCAATATAAAATGAAGACGATGTTATTTTTATGTATTTTGATGTTTAGAATAGTTTTGTATAATCACCATTTTTAAATATAATTATATTTTATAATATTTAATAATAATCATGTCAATAATTCATAACAATGTAGCTATAAGCGAGGCAGAATATACAAAAATTTCGAAAATACCTATAGATCGAAATAACCAAAGTAGTTTATATACAGCATATGATAATCTATCTGTGGCCCTACCAGTGGTATTAGCAGATAATGCACACGACAATTTATCTCATCTCAACCTAAAATCTGGTTCTCTGGAAAACAACATGCTTGAAACAACACGAATTTTGCTCAGTCAACAAGGATATCAATATAATCCATTATTAATAGATATAATTAGTTCTGTAGGAAAATGTTTTGAGTATCAAGATCCAACCGGACCGCCGATAAATCAACAAGTATTTCC